CGGTAGGTTCTTGGAGATAGGCTCCGAGATGACCTCTCTTTAGGTCCAGCGAGTTTATAAACGCTGGAAGAGATCACTCAGAACCTTGGCTCGCAAGAGTCAAGGATCTAATGTTGATCGCGAGCATCCTGGGCACTTACGCGTAAGCGCAAGACCCCATCTTGTTCTCCTATCGAGACTAACCCAAACCGTGGTTACTTTAGTTCGGTTGAGTGGTGGAGAGGATATCTTTCTTATTGTAGGTTGGGGAGAGTAGCCAGCAATGGCTGCTGAAATCCTTACTTTTGGACTTACCCGGTCCTTAAGACAATAGGAGTGTGATTGTGGTGGGAACACCACAAAAGGCACAACGTCCTGATTACTAAGGCGATGCCATAGGATCAGCAACCCTGGGAACTCAATCGAGTGACTCTTACCCAAAATCCACACGTACACATTCTTTCTTAATAGTAGAATGGTCACCTTAGTGCTCCCCTTGGTCGGGGACTACACTATGGTGGCATGGTGAAATATGGATTCGGGCAGCTGCCACGTGCAGTTGGCATCCCTCGTAAGAGGGTGCTAGGACAACCTCATCGGTTATGCCTAACGAGCCTATGTCCGATGACAGGGCCCAGAAAGAGATATAATTCTCCTCTCACCTATAGTGATTAGGGAATGTTGATGTAGTTAAGTGAGGTACGCTTCACAAGACAGTCACACCTTATGACCTATAGATGACTAAAGTAGTCGGTGCTATTGAAGGCGTTCTGCTGATGGATAGTAAAATCCACAGACTGAGTTGCTCATGCGACTTGGGTTTCACCCTGGCTCGGGCTCTAACCAAGCTTTGAAGGTCAGCGGTGATATGTGGAGGGGACGATTCCAGAACTTAGCGTAGTTCGTAGAATCCGACACGGGTAACCCCCGTCTCTTACCAAGAGCGCCTGCAGCTCTGGCCGGTACTCGTATCGGTTCAGAAAACTGAAGGTGTAACAGTGTATTACGCCCTTAAGACGGGATTCTACATTTAGCTTAATGAAACTCCTATTAC